CATCCTGCAATTTGATTGCGCAATATGCAAGAAGCTTTACGGAAAGCCCAAGCAACGCTTTGGTCTTAAAAAAGGTGCTGAATTAACAGAGCATGAGTGGTTTGCACAATGCATGGGATGCGGCACATTTGGCATCAAGATTGTGGATGATGCGAGAATTGCTGAGTTAAGCCAATGACAAAGTTATCCACAGGTGTTATGCACAGGTGTGTGAAAGCTGTGGGACTCGCTCAAGATTACGCTCCTTGCTTGACAGCATCATTACCATCTACACGAGGTAGCGAGCCGGTTAGCCGGATAGCTCGCAGCCGATGTTTGATGGTTTGGGCCGTGCTATGTGTAATTGGCATTACACCGGCACATGCAACAAAAGATGTTAAACAAACTACATCAATTGATTCATTAAAGCTTTATGCACATTCACGGATCATTAACTACAAAGAGTTTCAATGCTTTAATACATTGATAACCAAGGAAAGCAATTGGAGAGTAGAAGCTATCAATCCCAATGGCAATCACTTTGGCTTAGGTCAAATGCGGAACACTAAGTATCGCAACCTTGATGGTTATCGCATGATTGACTGGACTTTGCGATACATAGACCACAGGTATCAAGGCAAGATATGCAATGGAGCATTAGCTCATTGGAAGAAGCATGGGTGGCATTAGTGTCGTATCACTCTCAAAGAGCTGGTAACAGCTCCAAATGGAAGCAAATACGAAAGCGCATAATTGCCAGAGACCAAGGCATTTGTGCCTACTGTGGGGTAGAAGGTGCCACGACTGTGGATCATGTCTTGCCGGTTGCCCGGGGCGGTGACGATAATGAGTCCAATTTGGTCTGTGCATGCGTAAGATGCAACACATCGAAAGGAAAGAAGATGCCGTTTGATTTTTTTGAGCCGGTTTCCACAACCAAGCTTACCCGGGGCTTCTTTGTACCCGAAAACGACAGCCAAAGCCATGAATAGTGATGGTCAGGTCATAGTTGAACCCATGCCGGTTGAAATCGTCTCAGATAGGCTGCAATCGGTTTTTGAATCGGTCACAGAGCCTAGAATTCACTCACCGCTTAATGATTTGCCTTCACGCGGCTTTGAACTCATTGATTTTGCTGACCAGATCATTGAAGGCGGCTTTATGCCGTGGCAAAAGTTTCTGGCCGAGCATTCACTCAAGGTAAAACCCGATGGCCGCTACCATCACCCAATTTCAGTTGCGACTGTTGCAAGGCAAAATGGCAAAAGTACCTACATGATGGCTCGCATCCTTATGGGCTTGTTCCATTGGCGCGAGAGCTTGCAAGTCTCCACAGCTCACCGGCTGGTGACATCGCTGGAGCAATTTCGGGCAATCGTGCAGATTATTGAAAGCAATGACGATTTGGCAAAACGGGTCAAGCGCATCAGGTGGCAACATGGAGCCGAAGAAATTGAAACGCTGGAAGGATCACGTTTTATTATCAAAGCAGGTGGGTCAGCTGCCCGTGGATTGAGCAAACCCGAATCAATCCACATGGATGAAATCCGAGAGCTGCACGACATGGAGACATTTGCTGCAATGCGATACACATTAATGGCTGCCAAAAATCCACAGGTCAATTGCTTTTCCACGGCCGGTGATTCGCACAGCATTGTGCTTAATCAGCTGAGAGAGCGTGGGTTGGCGGCAGCTAGTGGGGCCAGCGATGATGTGGGATATTTCGAGTGGTCAGCTCCTACCGATGAAATTTCATTAGAAAATGCAGCTTTTGCCAATCCCGGCCTCAACATAACAATTCATCCCGACAATATCCGAGCCGTTTTTAATGATCCTGCCGATGTTGTGCAAACCGAAGTTTTGAATCGTTGGGTGCAAACAATCTCAAGCGTTATTGGGGCCAAAGAATGGCAAGCTTGCGGCGATGAAACAATTGACCTTGACATTGACAAGCTGACATGGATGGCGATTGATATTTCACCGGATCGTAGAAATGCAGCTTTAGTGGGAGCCCAAAAGCTTGGATCAGAGAGCTTTGTGATAAAGCTGCTCCACACATGGGAAAACACGATACAGCTTGATGATCGGGCAATTGCAAACGATGCAGCGGCTTATTGCCGCAAATATCCCATTGAGTATTTGCTTTACTCACGCCGCACGACCGGGGCCATTGCGGCGCGTATGGTGCCAGCCGGTATCCCAATCCACGACATGGATTCGGCTTACCCGCAAGCCTGTGATGAATTGTTGGGTGCCATCAATTCTGGTCGGTTAAAACATCGGAATCAATCAACGCTGACTGAACAAATGCTGTCAGCTGTCCGATTGCGTAAAGGCGATGGTGGGTGGGTTATTGGAAGGCGTGCCAGCGGAACGGCCGTAGCCGCCGCTGTGGCCGCTGCATTATGCACGCATTTTGCGACACGCCCAGAAACGGAAATAGACATTTTAGTGGGTTGATGCTTGACATTTTGAGAAAATGGGTGCATGGGATTATTTGACCGCAAACGCACCATTGAAACAATCGCGCCAACGCGCGGTGCTGATGTTGCTGCACAAATTGGGCCAGCTCCAACACTCGATGCGTTTTACCCATTTGGTGGAGCCGATTATTTGGCAACTCGGGAAGAAGCTATGTCTGTGCCAGCTATTGCTCGCGCTAGAAACATGATTTGTAATTCAATTGCGACCATTCCGCTTATTACGCGCGATAAAGCTACCGGCACAATTATCGACCAACCCATTGTGATTGATGATCCAGATCGTAGAGTGCCGGGGGCTGTTAGTTGGGTCTGGGCGTGCGAGGATTTATTATTTACGGGATTTTCATATTTTCAGGTGATGTCGCTTTTTGCTGACACATTTAGAGTCAGAGAAATGTGGCGCGTTGCTCCTAATCGTGTTGGTGTTTTTTTGAATGATAAAGGCACGCAAATAGAGTATTACACAGTTGATGGAATGCAAGTGCCAGATACTGGTGTTGGATCACTTGTTGTTTTTTATGGCAATGATGAAGGTCTGTTAAATAGAGCTGGTCGTACAATTCGCGCCGGTGCAGAACTTGAGCGAGCAGCTGCAATGTATGCACGCGAACCTGTGCCATCAATGGTTTTAAAATCAAATGGCACAGCATTGCCAGCTGACCGCATTGCCAAATTGCTGGATGCTTGGGGGGCAGCAAGAAGAAATCGCGGAACGGCATTCCTCAATGCGGACATCACAATGGAAACTGTTGGCTTCACACCGGAGCAAATTGGCCTAAACGCAGCACGCGAAATAATTGCCACAGAATTAGCCCGTGCCGTTGGCATTCCGGCTTACTTTATTGATGCGCCGACTGGATCATCCATGACCTATCAAAACGCCCAAACGGCGCGTCAAACTCTTTTGGATTTCTCGTTGCTCCCGTTGATGAACAGCTTGACCAGCCGGCTTTCAATGCCAGATTTTACGCCATCAACACAGCGCGTTGAATTTGATTTGAAGGCGTACTTGCGCGGATCAGAAAAAGAGCGTGCAGAGATTTACAAGATTTTGTTCGACATCGGAGCAATCACTACCGATGAAATTAGACAGATGGAGGATATGATCTCATGAAGCTAACAACACCAATGGAAATCACGGCAGCTGATTCCGATTCTCGGACAATTACCGGCCGCATAGTTGCATTCAACGAGCAAGCAAATGCCAGCACAGGCAAGGTAACTTTTGCTCGTGGATCAATTGTGCCTCAAGATGTTTTTCTCAACCTTGAGCATGACAACACACGCAGAATTGGAAAGAGCATTGCCATGAGTGTGAATGACAAAGAAATGACAGCGACTTTCAAGATTGCTAACACCACAGCCGGCACCGATGCGCTCACAGAGGCAATGGAAGGCTTACGCGATGGATTCAGCATTGAATTGGCCGTTGATAATTATGAAATGCAAAAGGATGGCACCATGAAAGTTTTGAATGGCCAGCTTAAAGGCGTGGCACTTGTTACCGAACCAGCCGTGCGATCTGCACGCGTTTCAGAGGTAGCAGCATCAGAAGATTCTGAAACTGAAACAGTTACAGAGACAACAAACCCAAATGAAGGAGACAAAGTGGATAACACTACCGAAAACACCGCTCCTGCCGCTGAACCGGTAGAGGCTCCAGCTGAGGCTGTGCAGGCATCACGACCTGCCTATTACACAGCTCCACGATCACCAATTGTGTCAAAGGTTTCATACCTTGAGCACTATCTAAAGGCAACAATTCTTCATGATGAAGATTCACGCCAATATGTAAAGGCAGCAGATAACACAACAGGAACAGCACCCGGAATGGTGCCAACACCACAAAGCACACAGGTTGTTAATGCATTGGCTAACGCTGATCGCGGAATGATTGATGCGCTAAGCCGTGAAACGCTTGTGGGCGAAGGAATGACTTTCGAAATTCCGCGTGTAACTGCTGTGCCGACTGTGGCCAATGTTTCAGAAAATGCAGCTGTTACAGAATCATCACTATCAGCAACATTCTTGAGCGTACCTGTTCAATCATTTAAAGGCCGTGCAATTTCGACTGTTGAACTCATTGACCGCAGCCGTCCAGAATATCTAACAGCTCTTTTGCAGAATCTTGAATTCGCTTATGCAAAAGTAACTGATGAATTTGCTGTTGGAACAATTGCTGGTGCAGGTCAGCAAACTGGTGTGAATGCAAACTCATCAACAGGATTTTTGGCTTACACATCTCAAGCTGCTGGTGCTGTTTATTCATCATCACTTGGATTTGCGCGTAACATCGTTGTTTCTCCTGGACAATGGACAAACATCATGGGCTACAACGACAATGGCGCACCGCTATACAACGCAGCGCAACCATCAAATGCAGCTGGTAATGTGAGAGGCGATTCATTGCGCGGTGTAGTTTCACCGGGTCTTAATCTCTTTGTTTCACGATCCATTGGCAATGCTGGCCCAACAACATCAACCGGAGATTTCTCAATGGTCGTTGTTAATCCAGATGCTTGGACATGGTATGAGTCACCACGCTTTACATTGCGCACAGCAATTCAAAGCGATGGAACGATTGATATTCTTTACTACGGCTATGCAGCAATTGCTCCAAAGATTCCATTTGGCGCATGCTGGAACCAGACCTGATAACTAAAAAATCAAAATCGGTAGCGGTCGCTCCCGAACGCTACTGACACGAAAGGA